GGTTTGAAGCTGAGATTGTTGGGTGGGGTGATGACAATAAATCATGGTCAATTGACCATAAGAAATTCTACGGTGACCCCTCAACACCTGCGCCATGGGCTGAATTACGTGCATACTTAAAACAAATATATGTTCATCCTGAATTTGGTGAAATACCGATACGTTCCACATGTGTTGACACTGGTGGTCACTTTACAACCGAAGTGTACAAATTCACTGCTGCCATGACACGTGTGTATGCGATCAAAGGTGTAGGTGGTGAAGGTAGGCCAATGGTCGGTAAACCATCACGCGCCAACGTGTTAAAAATACCATTATATCCGTTGGGTGTTCATACGATTAAAGAAACCGTTGCTGCCCGATTAAGGATAGATAATCCTGATTTGGCTGGTAACTGTGTGTTCCCGAAAGGTGAAGGCTATGATGACAGTTATAATGATGATTATTTTAAAGGTTTGGTATCTGAAAAACTAATCACTAAGTTCAAAAACGGACGCAAAGTGAAGGAATTTCTGCCGTTTCGGAAGCGCAATGAACCTTGGGATTGCAGGGTTTATGCTACTGCTGCGTTAGAGATTATGGGCGTTGACTTAAATGCACAAAGACGAGCATTGATGAATGAGGTAATGCGTGCTAAACCCATCGAAGAAACTGTGGTTGAAGAAAAACCATATACGCCTTCAAAAACCAGAAGGAAGAAGAAGTGGGTAGATGGATGGAAAAATGATTGATCCTTTTGACCTAAGTGAAGCACCCGAAGGCGAGCCTTTAAATTTCTCTACCGATCAATCCGTTCAGTGGCAACGATGTGTTAACATCGACAGCGCTTTATATACGGTCAGATACAAACTACGCCCCTATGCACCATTGGCAGATGGTGTTGCTGCCATAGACCAAGATATTACAATGGCGGTTGTGTCAGGCACAGATTGGGCTGTTGATCTTGTACCCGCTGATATGACAGATTGGGTTTCTGGTGATTTTTTCTGGGATTTAATCGTTACACGCATTGCTGATGATCGTGAATTGATTGTAGACAGTGGTGAAATTGAGATATTTACAACCACATCTGAGCGTAGATCACACGCGCAAATCATGGTCAAAAAGATCGAAAGCGTGTTGAATAACCGTGCAGATAGTGATGTCGAAAGCTATTCTGTTAAGTCGCGTTCAATCACTAAAATGTCAGTGTCAGACCTTCGTCAGTGGCGCGATTACTACATGCGTGAAATCAATAATCAACCAAGGCAACTTGGTATTTTTAATGACAAACCAACCAATGTAAATTCAATTCGGGTAAGGCTTAAATAATGTCTATATTTGCACGTATTTTTGGGCTAGCCCCTTCTGTAATCGAAGCGAAATCGAACGTCCCTTCTGTAAAACGGTCACGTCGTTCACACCGCAACCCTGTAAAATCACGCGGCTATACTGCCGGAATGAATAAAGCATATTATGGTGATTTCGCGTCATCGCCCGGTTCTGCTGATTATGAATTGGCAAATGTATTGCCGAAGGTTCGAAATAAGATACGTGCGATGGCACGAAACAGCAGTGCAGGTAAGCGTTATATCCGGTTAATGCGTGACAATGTGGTAGGTGTTGCCGGGTTCAAACTAACCGTGCGTGTGATGAAACATGATGGTGTCTTGGATACTACGTTAAATACGAACGTTGAAAAAGCATTCAAATCATTCATGCGGAAACCAATGGTTGATGGTAAAACATCAGGTAACCAATTTCAGAAACTACTTGTATCTGCTTATTGCAACGACGGTGAAGTATTCGTTGAACGAGTGGAAAACGCTAAATACCCTGACGGGTTCAAATTTAACGTGTTTGAAGGTGACCTACTTGATGAAACATTGAACACAATTAACCCGAACACAGGCAATGAAATTCGACTTGGTGTGGAAATCGATAAGAACGGTGAACACGTTGCGTACCATTTCCTGCATCAACACCCCGGTGATATGTCATGGGTAATGCCGCGAACTAACACACGTTATCGCCGCGTATCTGCATCAAAGATATTACACCTGTATGAGCGCCTTCGCCCCGGTCAAACACGTGGTGAACCACCTGCAAGTTCCGTACCTAATTCCGTCAAAATGATTGATGGATATCGCGAAGCCGAAGTGACAGGACGTAGGGTAAAAGCAAGTGCCATGGGTATTCTTACCGAAAGTGCAATGGCAGATGGTGATACTGATCTTACGGGCATGGCTGATCGCGAAGACACTGTTGACGACACATTTGAAATGGACGTGGAACCCGGCACATTCAAAAAATTACCACGTGGTCTTGATCTTGAAATGTTTGATCCCGGTGGAACAGTTAGTGATTTTAGTGATTTTGAACAACAACTTAAAACCGATGTTTCCATGGGCTTAAACATATCACCTGTGTCTTTGGGGTATGAAACGGCTAAGTTATCCTATTCAACACATCGTGGTATCATTGGTGAAGATCGTGAACACTATAGAAACACGCAGCAATTTTTCATTGAAGGTGGGATGGAAGAAATATTCCTTATGTGGTTGCCATCACACGTGGCATTCAATGTTGATAGTAAAATCTTACCAAGTCGATCTAAAATCATCCTTGAAAGCTTTGGTTTTTCAGGTCGTGGTTGGGATCAAATCGATCCATCAAAAGATGTAAAAGCGGATAATGAAGCAATGGCATCACGGTCTAAATCATTATCACAAGTAGTGAGTAAAGCAGGGCGGTCTTTGGAAGAACATTTACGTGAGATACAACAGGATGAACAACTGCTTAGTGATTATGGTTTGACCCAAGACTTTGGTGGTGCTAGTAATATTGAAACTAAACCTAGTAGTGGTGATGATGATGATGAATAACGAATTGATTAAGCGCGAAGCACCTGTTGCGGATACGTTGGAACATCGTAATTTAGGTATGAGTTTTGAACGCTCAGGCGATGGCGCAGAAGCCACATATATTTTCCCACTGTCGTCAGAAACACCTGTTCCACGCTGGCGCGGTAATGAAATTTTAGTGCACGACAAAAAATCTGTTGATTTGACGTTCCTTAACAGTGGTCGTGCGCCTTTGTTGTATCAACATAATTCATGGTCAGGTCAAATTGGTGTGATCTTGAAAGCATGGTTAGACGCCAAGCGTGTTTATGTTGAAGTTAAATTTAGCCGTCGCCCGGAGGCTCAGGCGGTCAAAATGGATGTCGATGACGACATCATGCGGAATGTTTCGATTGGATATAATGTGTCCAAAGTCGAACATACGGAACGTGACGATGATCTACCAAGTGAATATCGCGTTACGCAATGGAAACCGATGGAAGCCTCTATCGTGTCGATACCTGCTGATGAAACAGTCGGTGTGGGTCGAGCAAACCAACTAAATATGGAGGGCATCATGCCTAACACAAATCCCGTAACCCCTGCTGCTACTCCACAAAATGGTGGCGCACAGGGTCAACGTGCGTCGGGCGGTCTACCGTCAGGCACACCCCCGGCTGATGGTGTCATCGCTGGTAATGTACTGAGCGATGAAGCACGTGCTGCTGAGATTGCAGATCAAATGTCAGAAATCACGGCCCTTGGCCGTTCGCACAATCGCGCTGATGAAGCTGCTGCTTTTATTGAAAAGGCAATGCGTGCAGGGGCGGTTCCGTCACTTGCTGCATACCGTGGTGAATTGCGTATGGCGCTACCCGATGACGTGCCGTTGGTTAACAACGATATTGGTATTTCAAACCAAGAAGCGCGTGAGTTTTCAATTGTTCGCCTAGCACGCACATTTCAAGATGGTGCGCGTAATGAAGATTACGAAGCCGCTGCATTTGAAATGGAAGCTACCGAAGCTGCTGCACGCAATTTCAACGGACAGACAAACGGTGCGCGCTTGCCCGAAGAAATCATGCGTAACTGGTCAACGTTCGGTCAGGACGGTGTTCGTGCGCCAATGGCCACAACTGCACACCCTAACGTGCAAACTGTTGATCACTTGGCAAATCGCTTCATCGATAATTTGCGCAATCAATCGGCAATTCTACGGGCTGGTGTTACGATCCTTCCGGGTCTGGATAGCAATGTGGAAATCCCCGGTGGTGACACAAATTCTGCCGCTGCATGGTTAGCTGCTGAGGGCGATGACGCTGCCGAAACCAACCCGACATTCCGTAAGATCACCCTGTCTGTAAAAGACATCGCTGGTCGTACTGAAATGACACGGCGTATGCTGATGCAATCAACCATTTCCATGGAAATGTATGTGCGTACTCAGTTGTTGACCGCGATTGTGTTGGGTATTGATCTTGCAGGTTTGCAGGGTTCCGGTGCAGCGGGTGTACCAGAAGGTATCAAAAACACTACTGGTATCGGGTCAGCAACGTTTGCTGCCGCACAACCAACACGTGATGAAATCATTGACATGCGTACAGAAGTAGCGGGTAACAACGCGCTTCTTGGTAACCTGCACTTCTTATCCAACTCCAACATGGTTGGTGGTTTCTTGAAAACCAAATTGGATGCTGGTTCTGGTCGTTTCTTGATGGAAAATGACGGTGATCGCTTGATTGGTCACAGCAACATCGAAAGCAACCAAGTTACCGATGGTGACTTATTCTTCGGCAACTGGTCAGATATGCTGATGGGCATGTGGGGTGGTCTTGATTTGGATCGTGATACAAGTATCTTGTTCAAATCAGGCGGCATCATGCTTCGTGCAATTCAGTCGGTTGACTTTGGTGTACAGCGTGTAGGTTCGTTCGTTCTTGGTAACGACGGGGTATAATAACCCTTCTTAAGATTAGGGTCAGCGGTAACCTGCTGACCTTCAAAGCCTGACACGCTAAACTGTTTTAACGCAAATCGACATTGGAGATAAAATCATGTCAGATAATAAGAAAAAAGGTAACATTCGTGCACTAAAATCGTTTCGTGTTGGTGGCGCACCTATTCAGGTAGGTCAGGTGATTTCGAAACGTGAATTCAGCAAAACTGGTGATTGGCAAAACCTATGCCACATGTCACCACCTAAAGCGGAAGAAACCAACGATCCCGTTGGTGACGGTAAACCCAAAACCAAAGGCAAAGGTAAAACCGAAGGCAAACTACCCGGTGGTACCACCTAATGCCAATGGCGTGTCTGGAAACAGATTTAGATGTTATTTTCTCTTCCTCAGAATTTGGGGAAGAGATTTTAGCCGTTCTGAATAACTATACAGACAAACCAATAGCTGGCATTTTTGATGATGAACATATTGACGCACAAAACGGCGAAGGGATAACGGTACTTATTCCTGAAACCACATTTACATGTGCATCATCAAAGCTGCAAGATATTGCTGAGGGGCAAATCCTAACAGTTCGAAATACTGATTATAAAGTTCGCATGTGGAAACATGATGGTTCAGGTGTGACTGTTATATACTTGGAAGACGCATGTTAAAATGGCACACGTAAGAACGCAGATACGCAATCTGGTCAAGAGCGCATTGAAAACTGCCTTCCCTTCCTACAGTATATTTTCATCAAGGAAATATGCGATAAATTCCGATGAATTACCTGTCATTGATATGAAGTTCTTGAATGAAAACTCAGAAACTATATCAATGGATAACCTGCATCAAAACACAGCTTCGTTATATATTCGAACAACAATTGCGGCAGCAAGTGAAAATCTGGACGATGATTTAGATAGTATTTCGGTGCTGCTTGATGCGGCAATGGACGGTGCCGGATTGGACAATATCGTCAAGCATTGGGATTTAGTACAAACTAACTTTACGGATAGTGCAGATGGTGTTAAACCATTAGCAGAAATAGTAATGCGGTACGATATGGTGTACCATACACGTGGCGGCAACAGCGAAGTTGCAATAACATAAGGATTATATCATGAGTACCATTTTCGGTGAAGCAGGTTCGGTTAAATTCGGCGCTGGTGTCGTTGCTGAAATCAAGAACTTTAAACTCAATCAAAGCGCGGCAATGCTTGACGCACATGTTATGGGTTCGGGTGGTTGGGATAAGAAGAAGACAGGGTTAAAAAACTGGTCTGTCGATCTTGAATGCCTGTATGATCCTTCGGACGCCACTGGTCAATTAAGTGTTCGTGTCGGTGATGAAATCGCCGCTGTGGAAATGTACCCAGAAGGTGACACAACAGGTCTTGAATTTTTCAGCGGTGCTGGAATTGTTGAGACAGTTGATTACACGGTAGCGCACGATGGTCTTATTGAATACACAATGAAGATCATGGGTAACGGCGCACTAACACCTGCTGATGTAGCATAATGGGTATTTTATCTAACGCACTTATTGCGCAAGTCGAAAAACAATCTGCAAGTATTGCCACAATTGAACTTGACGGTACCAAGCACCTATTGGGTACATTGCCGTTAACACCTGCTGATTTTGATGCGATCAATACGCATATATCCAAGAAGATGAAAATGCCGTTCTATTTCCAGAACAACGCTAACGACTTTACTGGTCAAATCCGTATGGTGGTTCGCAAGGCACGTGTTGTCACCGATGAAGAAAATAAAACTCTTGGTGACAAAGCGTTTGACGCTACCGATATTCCGCGTCTGGACAGGCTTGGTGTTGAAGTTATATCCGAGATTTTTTTCGCGTTGTTTGGTGAACAAATGAGCGAAGAAGATAGTGACCTTGATGAAGAAGACGGTAGTGATGAAGACGATGGTGACGCCATAAAAAAGAACTAGAAGAAGACCAGCTATTATTTTCTGTATTTGCCGTTGCCGATAGGTTAAACAAAGATGCAAGAGAAGTGTATGGTTGGCCTGTTGACATAATCGACGGTTGGATGGCATATTTCCAAATAGTCAAAGAAGCACAAGATAAAAAATAAGGTGGTTTGTGATGTCTAGGGGTTTACGGTTTAATGTCACAGCTAACGACAGATCACAACGTAGCTTCGGTACGGTTCAGAACAACATCAAAAAAACACAAGCGTTACAGGGTTCGTGGAACAAAGGTCTGAACCAAAATCGCAGGGCAGTACAGCAGTTCGGTTTTCAAATGACTGACTTTGCAGTTCAGATTGCAGGTGGTCAAGATGCTATGCTTGCGTTCACTCAACAGGGCGGTCAGATGCTTCAATTCTTCGGGCCATTCGGCGCTATCATGGCGGCGTTGCTTGCGGTCTTCGGTTCACTATTTATTGCCTTCGATAAGTCAGGCGCGGCGCTATCATCCATCACACCGATACTTGGGGTGTTGCAAGATGATTTCAGTGCGCTTATTGAGAAGATGCAAATCTTCGGTAATTTCATGATCGACATGGCCAATGTGGTCGTAAACAACCTTGACCGGATTATAATTACAGCAGCGGTTGTTGTTGGATTTTTTACGGTTAAATGGGTTGCTGGTTTTCTTGTAGCACGTATAGCTACGATGTCACTTGCCGGGGCAATGGTGTTCTTGAAAGGCGCATTGCTTCGCACAGGGATTGGTATCTTTTTGGTCGGGTTGGGTGAAGTTGCTTTTCAATTTACACGTCTTGTTCGCAAGACAGGTGACTTTGGTTCTGCTATTGCGGTACTCAGTGAAGTTGCTGGTGATTTCTTTGACTTTTGGCGGTTCAAGGTGAATGCTTGGGTTGCCGAAGGTAAGGCGGCGTCTGCTGCTGTTGATGCGGCGTTCACCATTGCAATCGGTAATATCGTGCTGGTGTTCCAAAAGGCCATGAATTTCATGCTTAAGGGGTGGAATGC